CAAACATTGAGAGCATCAGTGATATTGATAGCGCTCTAACTCGTCCGGGTCGGTGTTATGACATTATTGAGTTTGAACCACTGACAGTGGAACAGGCAAAAGTCGTAGCACAAATGTCAGGAAAAGATCTTGATGTTCCTCAATCTAAAGTGACAGTTGCTGAGATCTTTAACTCTCAAAAATATCGTAAGGACAAGAAGAAGTCACGTATTGGTTTTATCTGAACTAGAGGTATCCGAGCTAGAGGATCTGTAAAGGTTCTCTAGCTTTTTCTTTGCTTCCTGAACATTAGAGATGTAACCTTCTTCTTTGGTTAGTTTTCTTTCGTTACCTGTAGAATAAAAATCTTTACCCTTTAGGTATTGCTGATAAAGGTCAATCATTTCTACGTCAAAACATTCTGCTACTGTAATAATGTTACGCTTATCAATAATGACCGTATCTGAAGTGGTAGTCTTTAGCCACGGTAGAACCTTGAATATTACAAATCCAGTTTTTGAAAGAGCCTGTTGAACTGTAATTGGATTCGTTACTATTAGTTTATCATTATCAAGTGGAGCTACTATTGCGAGGATCTCTTCTGAAGTAATTAACTTTATCGTGGCAAGAAACTCTTCTTCAATCATTTGGCTTCTTTTTAGGTATTTATTGTGGAGTTGGACATTGTGACACTTATATAGGTGTCTACTGTTTATCGTGTTTACTGGTATCAGTAGCTGTGACAGTAAAGAAAGTGGCATACAAAAACTTGATTTTGCCATTTTCCGTGAGTAGACTCAAAAAGTTGAGACGGCAACCTCGGCTAACTAAAAACTAAATAACATCTTGATACATTAACCTCATGAAAAAATTTATTAACTGGTTAAAGAGAATCATTTACTCTTTAAGGAAAAAAATCTTTAGTAAACTTAACCGAGCGGAAATAAACTACTGTAAACAAAACCCTGTTTACTTTATTAATCGTTATTTAAAGACTGGCTTATACCCACATCAAGAAAAAATCATTAACACGATTAATAAAGAAAACTTTGTTTTAGTAAAAGCACCAAGACACGCTGGAAAAAGTATCTGCATTGCTAAATCCATCGTTCATGAAATGGTAACGAATAAAGTAACAGTTTTATTTACAGCGTTTAACAGACAGACTATTGACTACGGTATTATTGGTATCCTTAGCGAATTAAAAACAATTCCTGAAAAATTTGGTATTGAAGTAGTTTCCTTTAATAAAAGCAAGATAGCCCTTAGCAACGGTTCCGTATTAGTGACTAACCCAAAAGCATACTCTATTGACATTGCTTATTATGATGAATTCGCTTTCTACACTCCAGAAAAACTAGAAGAAGTATTTTATGGAATTCATCCAAAAAGACAAGTAATTATGTCTACGCAAAGAAAAGGGAGTGTCTTTAATTATATTTGGAAAGAAGCTAATCATGGTTTAGGTCGCTTTGTCCCAGTAGAATTCGTATTTGAAGACATTCCCGGTTTTCAAGGTAAAAAAGAAAGCATGATTGAAGTTCTAGGCATAGAGAAATTTGAAGCTGAGTACACATAACATTATGAGTTATAAAGAGTAGTATCTACAAAAACTAAATCAATACCAAAGTATTAGTGAAGAAGACGATGCTGCGATATGCGAAATGTTGGACGTATTGGACAAATTATGGTCTCAATTAACAGATAAAGAAATTTTAGAAATTAATGAACAAAGATCAATTCCTCCACATTAAAACTATGCTTGAAATTAGCAAGTTAGAAAAAGGCTCAGAAGAACGAGAGATACAGTCAAGATATCTTTTTGAACAAATTAAAAACTTCTCAAAAGAAGAAAGAGCGGAAGTCAATGACTTTCTTTTCAACCATTACACTAATGATCATGATAACAAAGAATCAGGCACTATACCTAAGGACGATAAAGGAAATTAATGATCTTAAAAGAAGTAGTTTTCTAAATTTCATTAATAAAGCTGAACACAATCTTAACTTAATAAAGTTAGACAGCTTAGAAAAGAATAAAGAAAGATTAAGATATAGAATACCCAATAATGAACTCCGTCAAGTTGAATGTATTATTTGTCAGAATAGCTTGTGAATAAAAATCAACTCTTCTACATTAGATCATTATACGAAATGATGTATGCTGATAGGGATAAAATGGAAATTATAACGAGGAGTTTATTTGGACTTCGTAATAAAATGAGCAAAGAAGAAATAAAGGGAATTACAGAGCTTATCTGTCGCTCAAGTCTAAGTTAAAGATTTCGTAATCAAATCCTTCTTCATTGTAAATCTTCACTCGTTCAATAAAATGATTGAGTGTATAGTTACTACCAATGTCATCGGCAATATCATAGAGCACTGCCCTATCCTTACCTGAAGCTTTTCTTAAACCCCTACCAATAGTTTGTAAAACTCTAATCTTGCCTTTAGAGGGAAAGCCAAAGATAATGTTATTGAGCTTCTTAATGGATACACCAGTGCTCATAGTGTTATAGCTGGCAACAATGATTGCATCATTTTCTCGCTCAACAATTTCCCTGATGGCTTCTCTATCTTTGCCCTCTACGCCCCCATGGATGAAAAAGACCTTTCTCCGGTCTCCTACCTTTTCTTTAATTAGCTCATATAGTACCTGCCCATGGGTCTCTACCCTTGAGAACATGAGCAGGGTATTCCCTTTGAGAGAAACGGATAGATTACGAATGTATTTGTTTCTTTTTTCGTTAGTAATCAGATATTGGATCTCTTCTTCATAAGTTGAAAAGATCTGCCTTTTATGCTTCAATACAAGACAATGAATATCCAGCTTTGATGCCCGACCTTTTTCAATCAGTTCTTTAGTATTGATTGTTGCATAGGCAGGACCAAACAATCCAGTAATTGTCAATTCATTTGGAGCCTTACTATCGTCATTATTAGTCAATGTTCCAGTAAAACCGAAACGGTATTTTACGTTATGACATTTTTTCATAATGTCAATCAATGACTTGGAAGCAGACTTGTGGACTTCATCAATAATGACAACATCAAACTGCTCAAAAAATGATTTTGGTTGATCGGTAAGACTTTGCCAGGTACTAAAGAAAATAGGAGCTTCTGAATTCTTATGTTGCCCAGCATAGATTAGGTGACAATACTCATTGGAAGCAAAGCCAAAATCTTCCCAATCTTTATAGGTCTGGTGGATAAGGGTGGTTGTCGGGAAGATAATCAGAATCTTTCTTTTCTTTGCTAGATGATACCTACAAACACTATAAATCTGAAAGGTCTTACCTGATGATGTAGGAGAGACAATTGTTTTTCTGTTGTAACGCAAGCATTCATATACCGCATCAATCTGGTATTCGTAGGGCTCAAACCTACCTTTAGCCAAGATCTGCATTAGACCCTTGACACCTTCTTTTGTAATAGATTCGTCGTATTCAAAAGGATCTCCATAGAACTTATTATGCTTGAATTCGTAAGTAAAGCCGTGATTTTTAATCTTAGCAATAACACGATCAAGTAGACCACAATAGATTTCACCAGTCGTTGTAGATAATAGCTGGATCTTTCCGTTCCACCCACCTCTCTTGTATGCTGATGAAAACTTAGCTCCCGGTACATCAAAAGTGAAATACTGAGCGAGTTCATAGAGCACATGAGGTTCAGCACTTAGCTTAAGGTGAACCTCATTCTTCTTTTCAATAACAACGTCTGCCATTTATTGTCCTGCGATAAACTTCATGTATTCAATAGCATTTCCAACATAGAATGACCTATTGTGAATTTGCTTTAGAATGTCCTTTAGGTAATCAAGAAGATACTCTAGATCTTCTAATTTTGATCTATGGGCAATTAGATACTTATCAGCATTAAGATAAAGTTCTACATCTCCCTTGAGAACCTTGGTTCCAAAGTTTTCCCGAGCATATTCTTCTGGGTCGGCTTTTCCTGTATAGAATAGAAATCTCTTTAATAGTAATTCGTCAAGTTCGTTCTTTACTTTCTTCTTTAGTTTGTAAATCTTAGTCTGAATCTCATAATATTTTCCGTGAAGTTGTGGAATTTTAATGGATTCGTGGTGAAGGTTATCAATATCTAATTTACTATCCTCTTTCCACATGTTTTCAATGAGCAGAAAGAGATCACTTTTATCCTTCTCTTGATGGGTCATACTTATAGAGTGGGTTTCCTTGTAGATCGGTTAATTCAAAAAATGTATACTTAAACTTTGCCTGGGCAGTCAATGGGTCACCATCTGTAACGGTGGCATCAAAAATCAATGTAGTGAGATCATAAGGAAATAGATCATAAAATTTTACCTGAACATTTGGTCTTTGATTGCTTGTGAGAATCTGTAACGTTCCATCAGAATAGATATTCATCTGAGAATTTAATCTAGAATACCTATTCTTATTTTCCCTTTGTAGATCATAAATTTGCTCTAGATCCTCTGGATATCCTAGACCTTTGATCCAATTGTAGATTTCAGTGTAATTAACTAGGTCTTCATCAACAATGAATTTCAGGGTTAGGTCTTCAAAGTTAATCTTATCGCCAGGTACAGGGATATCCTTTAAGTATGTAGCCTGATTTGCGATCCCTAGACTCATGCTAGGAAGATTAGCTTGATTTGAGAAAAAAGTTACCTTCGGAGCCCTTGCCAAGGTAAACCTAAACTGCGAAGGTCTTAAAGGATTCCTATTCTCAATTTGAGTTTTTGGATCAATGTATGGAAATTCAGGCACTTGCTTGATTTAGGTGTTGTGGTTATTTATTGACTTTATTGGGTGGTTGTGGTATGATGGGTGGAGCTTTATGGAGATTATGACTGAAGGAAGGTTTTATGTTTATTATCTTGTAGATCCTAGAACTGATGTGCCTTTTTATGTTGGCAAAGGTACTGGGTTTAGGTGTTATGCTCATTTAAGAGAAGGCACCCACACAGATCGCAATAAAAGATTGTATGGTCATATTAGAAAAATGAGAAAGCAAGGTGTTGAGCCGAAAGTCGTTAAAATCAAAGAAGGTTTACAAGAGGATATTGCTTATGCTTTGGAAACAGAAGAAATCAAAAAATATGGAAGAATAACTTTTGATGAAGGTGGAATACTTTTTAACATTATGGAAGGTGGGACAGGTGGGCCTGTTTTATTTGGTGAAGATAATGGTTTTTATGGTAAGACCCACAGTGAAGAAACTAGACAGATTATTAGTAAAAAAAGAAAAGGAACTAAGTTATCTGCCGAACATCGCATGTCTATAAGCAATGCTCAGAAAGGAATTCCTAAGAGTGAGGAACAAAAAAGAAAAATGAGCGAGAAAGCGAAAGGAAGAACTGTACCCGTTGAAACAAGGGATAAGATAGCTAGTAGTTTTGCTAAACTATGGGTTGTCACACTTCCTTGCGGGAAAGAAATTTTAGTTAAGAATCTTAATAAGTTTTGTAAAGTAAATAATCTTTCGCAAGGGAATATGTCAATGATTATTACCGGAAAGAAAAAGACACACAAAGGTTATAAAGTACGTAGGTACGTTCTAGAATCGGATAAAGAAAAATTTCCTACTATTGATTTTCAATAGATAATAAAAAAGGGCCGGAAGGCCCTTTTGAGTAAGTTTGTATAATAAACTCACATGAGATTTTTTACTTGAACTCTACGATAATATCTGTTGGCGTTAACCTGCAGACGACCTAGACCCTGAGTATCACCTTCAGCGAAGGGGTTAGCTACAACGGCGTAACGAGTCAGGAAGCCCAGTTTAGGAGTAAACTGATTCTGATCAACGGCACGAACCATTTGTAGTGGCAAATAGGGGCAGTAAAAAAGTCCAGCATCATAAGGGCTGCTACCCTTATAACCAACAACGTAATACTGGTTAGCACTTACGTTAGCAGCATAAGGATCAATGTAAACGCGATACTTACCGAGTAGTACACCAGCAAAGGTATTGCCAGTATCATCTACGTTTAGGTTAGCATTTAGAGCAGGAGTATAATCAAGTACACCAGCCATGGTTAGCGCAGAGGCTACGTCGGCAGAGCACATGATTACGTTGCCCTTTCCTCTACGAGTTCTTTGGGCGATAGCGTTAGCATCACGCTCAATTTGGAACAGTAGACCCTTGAACTTCTCAACGGACCAACGACCGTTGCTGTCTACGTCTAGGTCAAAGACACCAGGGGTAGCAACGTTAACGGCAGCACCTTGTTCTGCTACTTTGTAGAGAGTACGGATAATCTCACGGTTGATCTCAGAAAGGATCTCAGTAGACAGAATGTTGGCAAGCTCAGCTTCAGCGGATAGACCGTGGATAGCCTTGAGGTCTTGAGCTAGCTCTAGGCTGTACTCAGCTTTCAGCTTACGGGTGCGGGCTTCAGCAAGAACTTTCTCAATGGAGAATGCTACTTCGTTGAAGTCGTTACCAGCGCCGTTACCTAGGTTCTCACCGTCACCAGTCTTCATACCTTGACCGACGTTATAGGCGGCCTGATCGGCAGTAGCGGTGGGGTTTAGTAGACCAGGGTTAGTACCAAGCTGAGGACCAGTGGTACCGATACCAGCACCAACGCTGCTGAAACCAGCAAGGCTACGACCATCGTTCTGACCGGAGAATGAGGTATCTACTTCGTTGTAGAAGGTCTCATCGCCAGACTGGCTATCCTTACGGCTACGCATTGCGAAGATTAGGCCAGTAGGACCGCTCATAGGCTGAACGCCAGCTAGGTCATAAGCGACCAAGTTAGGCATAGCACGACGGATTAGGCTGATTAGAATAGGATCAAAACCAGCTACAGGGCCGGCAGCAGCAGCGCTGCCACTAAAACCACCAGAAGCACCAGCAGCGTTAGCACTGTTGGTAGGTGATTCCATTAGGAGACCACTGTTGAAAGAGTTCTGCTCTAGCAGATGCTTTTCTTGGTTCTCAAGTAGAATTGCGGTTACGTTACGACGGT